GCCAGGTACTTGACCTTGACGTCGGCCTGCATGTAGCCGAGGGCCACGCGCGAATCCGGGTTGTTCGCCGCATCGATCTCGACGGTGAAGGCCGGCCCCCCATTCGGGTTGCCGATCATTCCCTGCTGCTGCAGGTTGGCGAAGAACGAGCTCAGCGTCGCCGCGGCCTGCTGGCGCACGGCCAGCGTCTGCAGCATGCCGACGAACTTGCCCATGCCGCCGTTGATCGTGTAGGCGATGTAGTTCGTCATCCGGGTGTAGTTGTCCCCGTTGATGACCGGGTTCGAACTCGAGTTGTGCCCGATCCGCGCGCCGAAGTAGTTGCCGCCCGGTACCGGGTTCGTGATGATGTCGATGCCAGCGATGGCGAGCTGCTGCAGATCGGCGCTCGAATACTGCTGGTTCGAGTAGCTCTTCTGCGTGCCCACGATGCCGTTCAGCTGCTTGTTCAGCGAGCTGTTTTGCGGCGATAGGTTGGCGAGCAGGCCGGCGATGAAGCCTTGCGGGCTGACCACGCGCAGGAAGCCGTTGTAGGTGTCGAGCCAGTAGACCCAGTCGCCGAACAGCAGCTTCATCGCGTAGCTGTCGATGCCGGCCGTGGCCTTGGTCGTCGCCGCATTGGCGATGCTGTCTCCGGAGGGCCCGGTGGCGATCATGTAGACACCCTCGGACAGGCCGAAGGCGACCTGTGCCGACCAGGTCGTGCTGTCGTCACAGTCCGCCAGCAGCGCGATGCTCGAGCCGGTGTTGCGCAGCGCGTACATGCCCTTGCGCGGCGTGGTGTCCTGGCCCAGCAGCACCGAGCCGGTGATGGTGGTCGCGCCGTCGGTACCGCCGGTCAAGGGGGAGCTGCCCGCGGTCGGGGCCGCGGTGCTCGCACCGGCAGTGGCCACGATGATGTTCGACGGACCGCGCAGCGTGTTCGTGCCGTTGTTGATCGCAGCGGCGATGGCGACCCACAGCGCGTTCGCCGTGAGGCCCAGGCCGATGTTGTCGAAGGCCTCGGGCACCAGGCCTGGCGCACCGACGACGACCTTCCAGGTTCCGACCTGGCTGCCGACGGACAGCGTTGCGCTGATGCCGTTGCCGAAGCTGCCCGTGTACTTGCTGGTGAGGGTGACGCCGGTCGCACCGATGGCGACGCTTGCGGCGACGTCCGTGCCGTCGGTGACGCGCACGAACTTGAAGTTGTTGGCGCCCTGCAGGACGGAGGTCGCGATCTGGGTGCCGCCGTCGTACTTGCGCGCCTGCACGGGGCCGAAGATGGCCGCGTACTGGGAGAGGTTGCCCACCGTGGTTGGGCTGTTGACCGGCCCCCACGAGGCAGTGCCGACGATGCCGAGCACGTTGGTCGGCACGCCGTTGAGGTATTGGGTCTGCGGCGGGACGATCTGAACGTACAGATCCGGGACGACGAGGGCCGTCGTGTTGATCTGGCCCTGCTGGGTCACTGGCATGTCGAACTCCTAGAAATGCGAAGGGGCGCCCGAAGGCGCCCCGCTGTGCTGCTGGTCGACCGGCTGATTAGCCGGCGGCGGGCGCAGGAGCCGGATCCGGTGCGGCAGCCACGATCGGCGTCACCGTCCAGTCGATGGAGGCGGCCGGGCCCGGGGTCGGTGCCGGAGGCGGCGCCGCGACGACGCCATCGAACTCGAACGTGTCACTCTTCGAGAAGCCGCCGAGCGTCACCGAGACGAGGACGGAGCCGGCTGCGGTGTTGCCGACCAGCGTCGCGGACAAGCCATCGGCCGCCGGCGTGAGGGTCGCGACGGTCGAATCGCCGCTGAACGTCCACTGCGGGACGCCGGCGGGCAGAGCGGTCTCGAGCGGGGGCGTGCTGGCATCGAGGGCGAAGAGCGCCAGGACGGCGCCCAGCTGGGTGAGCTTGGACATGTGGAAATCTCCGATGAAGGTGGAACCGTCAGGGGTTGTGACGGCGAAGAAAAGCAGGCGGCGCCTGCGGATGCGGAGCCTCGAGATGCGGAGGCAGTCAACCATCCGCGAGAGCGCGCACATGGCGCTTCAAGCCGCGGGAGCGGCGGACTCGGCCAGGGGCTCGTCGGGCGCGGTGACCGCGACGACGTTGCCAGCGTTGTGGCTGGCAAGGATCTCCGCGACCCGATCGGCGTCGGTGATCGAGTCGCCGCGCTGGAAGTCGCCGAACGAGTTCGTGACGACGAGGTGTGTGCTCATGGGTGATTCCTTCAGGTGAAGCTGGTCGAGACGGGCTGATAGGGCTCGACGCCTGCGATCGCAGCAGAGGTGTCGACCTCGATGGCAGTGATCTGCGTCGCGACCTCGGTCTGGGTGGTCGAGTACTCCACCGTGTAGAGGATGTCTCGGCGGTAGAGGTTGTCCTTCTCGAACTTGTCCGACTGCAGCGTGCTGTTGGAGGTCAGCTTGCCGATCGACTGATCCGGTAGCGTGACGCGAACGTTCGCGGCAAGCACGCCGTCGACGACGACCGAGACCGCGGTGCGGTTGTCCGGCGTGTCGGCCCAGATCGAGACCTGGAATAGCTTCTCCTGCGTGCGCACGGGGCGCACTGCGGTACCGGTGACGCCGACGCGCACGACACCGAGGCGGCCGCCGGCCGGCAGCGTGATGACCGGGCCGGCGGCGGCGGTGCCGGGGATGTCGGCCACGATCAGCAGCGCGAGCGCCGCGGCGACGGTGGTCAGCGTGTCGGACGGCAGCACCGCGTAGGCGTACGGCAGACCGTTGGCGAACACGACCGCGATGTGCGGGTTGTTCGCCGGCGGGATCGAGCCGCCAACCGTGACCGACTGGCCGGCGGCCGTCAGCGTCAGCACCGGCGCGTTGACCGTCGCCTGCTGCCAGTCGCTGGTGAAGCGCGTCGTGTTGCGCTCCTCCGGGCGGGAGTAGACCGTGACATTGCACGTGCCGGCCTTTAGGTCGGCGTCTAGCTCCTGAGGCAAAGGCCAGCCGGCGCGGATCTTGACCGGCATTCCGGGCCCGGACGGCTGGCCAGTTCCGGCGGGATAGATGGCGCCGGCGACCAGCGCGACCAGCGCGTTCTCGACGTCGGTGAGGTCGGCCATGGTCAGCTGTGCACTTCGTTCGAGGTGATGCGCCACCCCATGTCGGAGAGTTCGGCGCCGTCGATGACGTACCGGCGACCGAGGTCGTCTGTCAGGATGTCGGCTGCGGTGATGGTGATCGGCACCGAGGGCGGGAGAAACATCTTCCAGCCGGCCTGCGCCGTGCCGCCTGGCAGGGCGACGCCGGCCTGCTTTCGGCCGCCCTGCAGGATGGACGCCGGCCACAGCGCGCCGACGTTGCCGAGGACGTCGATCTCGTTCGGCTTGGCGTTACCTCCGTAGCCGACCGCACCGACCTCGGTCACGGGCAGCTGGCGCGTGATGCGCACGCTGCGGTTGCACTCGATGGTGACGATCGGCAGGAGCTGCTGCTGCGCCGATACGAACCAGGTCGCGCCATCGCTGATGCGCACCAGGTAGTCGCCGGGCTGGGTCAGCCGGCCATCGAGGTCGGCGTACCAGATCGGGTCGCCGGGCAGGTTCGGCGTCTTGTACGTCGAGTCGCCGGAGTTGAACGCTGCGAGCAGCGTGCCGATCTGGTTGCCCAGAGGAGATGCTGCGGAGAGCGGGCGAAACTGGTTGAACGCCAGTCCGATGCGCAGCGCGGCCTTGCCGCGGCCCGCGTAGATCCGCTGCTGAATGGTGGCGCCGTCCATCAGACCACCAGGCGCACAGAGTTGCCGTTGGCGCCGGCGCTGAACGCGGGCCCGGGCGGCACGCCGAGGAACTCGCACAATTTGCTGCGCCAGCTCCCGAAGAGGCGCTCGCGATCGGCGACCTCGTTCTTGTTGTGAGTCCACACCGCGGCAACGTCGGTGTCGAGGTTCGCCGCGGCGCCGGGGATCGCCGACTCGAGCGTGTAGAGGCTCGCGAGGTAGATCGTGCGCACGACGGTCTCTTCCTCCGCTAGGAGGTTCGACAGCCGGTACTCCAGCGTGCCGTACGCCTGGAAGAAGCGATAGCTCTGGAAGCTCGAGGGCGTGCCGCCAAAGACCGGGTACCAGCAGAAGCGACGGATGTCGACGCGTTCGGCATCGGTGAAGGCCATGGCGGTGTTCCTCAGTCGTAGGAGATGGTGACGGTCTGGCCAGCGCCGGGCGCGACGGTGATGCCCTGCAGGCAAGGCATGTCGATCAGGTACGAGCCCAGCGCGTTCGGGATTGCGCCAACCTGGTCGGTGATCGCGTCGGCTGCCGCGCTTGCGGAGTCGTACACCGCGCCGGCGGCGCTTCCGGCGACGAGCACGTTCACGCGTTGTGCACGGCCGGTACCGGTCTTGACGGTGGTGGGGGTCGAGATGTTCAGGGCAGCGTGCTGGCCCTGCGAGACGCCGAAGAAATCAGACATCGGAGATCCTCATGTAGCGCTGCGCCGGCGCGTCGTTGGCGAGCAACTCGGCGATCTGTTCGCGCTTGGTGATGGGTTGCCCGGCGGCCCAGGTGCGCAGCGAGCCGTTAAGCGTGAAGCCGAAGTCGCGATCGAGGATGATCAAGTCGGGCAGCGATTGCACGGCGCTCGGCTTGTCGTCTGCCGCACGCGGCGGGGGCAAATTGGGCGGGGGCGGCGCCGGTGGCTTCGATGCGTTCGCGTCGGAGCCGGACGTGGGTGCCTCGAACGGCGTGCGCTGCGCTGCCGGAGATTTGGCCTTAGACAACGGGCGCTCCAGCAGCCGCGAACGCGGCAGAAAGCTCGGCCGATTTCACGATCGGCAGGCTCTTGCGGCAGTCGATGAGGTTCGGGCCAACCGAGATTTCGAAATGGGCACTGGGCGTCGACACATTGCCGGCGCCGAAGAGCGTCGACACCTGCGCGGCCGTCATCTGGGCGTGCTGGCCGTTGCCAACCGCGACAGCGACGGTCTCGGCGATGTAGGAGGTTCCGAGCGTCATGACGTGCTCCAGAAAGAGAAGAAAAGGGGCGAGCCCGAAGGCCCGCCAGGGCGGGCCGAGATCAGCCGGCGTGCTCGAACACCACCGCACGCTTCAGGTACGAAGCGGAAGCGGTCGGCACGATGTTCGGGTTCACCGTCTGGTCGGTCGGCGCCGTGAAGCCGCCGATCCAGTACCAGGACTGGGCGACGATCTGCTTCAGGCGGTCGAGCGGCTCGCGCGTGACGTGCACGATGTCGTCGACCATGTCGATCTCGCCCTCGGTGTCCGTCTCGAGCTGACCCATGCCTTCGAAGTCGCCTTCGACGAGCGCTTCGTCGCCCACCAGGATCGGACGGCGCACCTTCACGCCGCTCAGCGTCTGCTGATAGGCCTCAGTCGTCGGGATGATCCGGGTGTCGCCGATCTCGGTGACGCGGCCATTGCGGAACACTGCGTTCTCGCCGGTGGCGCCCTGATACAGCAGCTTGAAGTCCGGATCCGCGAACAGCTGGCGGCCCGACGTCGGATCGACGTACAGGTTGTACATGCCGTCCTTGGTGGGCACGCCGTTCGAGCGCAAGTAGGCGACGCCGTCCAGGATCGAGCCCATCGTCAGCAGGTCGGTGCCGACGATCTGGCTCGTGTTGCCGCGGCCGTTGGGACGCAGCACGAACGGGCCCGAGCCGGTGCCCGAGACGAACGCCGACACGGTGTTCAGCGCGGTGCCGTCGAGGACGGTGACGTTCGCCGAGAACGTGAGCGTGCCCGAGATGCCGCCGGGTGCCGTGCTGACGTTGCTGCCGTCCGCGGTGGCGCCGACCAGCGAGTAGAGATCCGCGCCGATCATCACCGCCAGCGGGTTGCCAGCGCTGACGGCGGTCATCACGCCGTTCACGAAGACCAGCTGGAAGCCGCGGATGTCGTCGACCGCGATCGACAGCGCCGGCGCGCCGAGCGTGACGCGGACTCGGGTGTTGCCACCCATGTAGGCGTTGAACAGCGCGTTGCGCGCCAGGCGGTCGAGCGACTGGGCAGCCTGGACGCCATTCGTCTTGGCGTTCTGCAGGAACTGCGCCACGATGCCGACGCGCGACGTGACTGTGTTCAGGTCGATCGAGTCGCCGTACATCGCGATGGCGAGCTGGTACTGCTCCACCGTCCAGGTGCTGGGCGTGAGGCCGTTGTCCAGGTTGGTATTGGCGGACGGCACCATCGGCGTGGTGACAGGAGCCTTGAGGCCCGGGCGCGTCTTGGTGACGGTTTCGCCGATGCCGTTGGCGAAGCGCTCGCGGCGTGCGATCTGGCGGTAGCCCAAGATCGACTGGATGCCGTCCTGGAACTCGCGCTGCAGGAAGTTCTGCTGAATGATGGGCTGCAGGGCAGCCGGGAAATTTTGAATGGGCATGATGCCTCCAGGGGTTGGTAGTGCCCCTGGGCGTCTGGCCCCGATGGACGTTGGCGCTCACGCGCCTGGTCGATGGAAAGTGATGTCGAGCCGGATCAACCGGCTCGTGTTGCGATCAGCGCTTCTTTAGCGCATCGGCCTTCGCGGCCTTGTATTCTTCGGGCGTCATGTCGGTGGCCTTCTTGGCCTTCGGATCACCGGGCGCGGGCACCTTGCTCGTGCCGCTGGTGCTGGCGGCGCCGAACAGGTACGGCTTCGCCTTCTTCAGCGATTCCATCAGCGCGTCAGCGCCTTCGACTTCGCCGGCTTCGTTCAGCTTCACGGTCGACAGGTCGGCGAGCTTCAGCCCATCCAGGTCGACCATGCCGGCCTTGACTGCGACGGCCTTGAGCTCGGCGCGGATGATCCGCTGGTCGGCTGCCTTGGCGGCCTCGGCGATCTTGGCCTGAGCGGCGGTTTCGGCAGTGCTCGCCTTTTCCTCGGCGGCCTTCTTCTGAGCTTCGGTCTCGCTCAGCTTCAGACGGTAGCCCTTGGACTCTTCGCGCAGCTCGCGCACATAGTCCTTGGAGAACGTCTCGGGCTCGGGCGGCCGCGGCGTGGGTGACGGCGGCGCAGGCGCGTTCGGATCGTCGACGTATAGGCCGAAGACGCCGGCCCACACCATCATGCGCATCAGCAGCTTGGTCGGATTCATTGCAGGGCTCCCATCGCGTCAGCGTTGGCGAGGGCATCCAGCTCGCGCTGGAAGCGCTGCGCGTCTTCGCCGGCGGCACCAGCGCGCACGTGCTCGTCGTGCATGTTCAGGTTGGCCTGCATCGCGCGCGACAGCATCTCGTTGATCTCGGCGTGCGTGGCGCCGTGCGGATCGAAGCGCATGCAGCCGTGCGCATCGCGCGTGATCACCACGACGCCGCAGACGCTGAGCGCCTCCGCGACCTGGGCGGACAAGCCCTTGAATCCCAGCGTGCGCGCCGGGCTCTTTTCTTCAGCCATCAGGCCTCCAGAAGTGAAAAGACCGCAATCAGGCGGTCGGTGGTGCGCGAGTGCGCGAAATCAGGTGAGCGTCGCAACGAGCGCGCGCAGCGACTGGCTCACGTTGCCACCGGCCCCCGTCATGACGATGCCCGCCGTGCCGATGTTGTTCTCGTAGTTCACCGCGGATTCGTGCAGGCCGTCCGGGGTGCCATAGAACGATGTCCCGTTGGCCAGCCACAACCAGTAGCCGGCGGTTCCGGCAGTCGGGCTCGAGCGTTCGCCCTGCGACTGGTAGTACGTGAGGTTGGGATCGCTCGTGATCCATCCGC